AATGGTTTAGGTTTTCTCTCTTATATCTCTATTATAGCAGAATTAAATGAGTCTAACTTGAGATTTGTTGAATCCCACATAAGTCTCTTGAGTCTCATGGTTGCGTCCTAGTATGATTGTGAATCCCTCACGAATCCCACACGTCTGATGAGACGCATGAGATGATTGTGAGAATGAGTGTGAGTCTCAAACTGGTCTCAGCTTGGACTCAACCCACTTTCTTATGAGACTTATTTGTATTACTATTACTTTTTATAAAACTTGAATTTCTTTTATAATTAATAGTAGATGGTAATACTTCATAATTAATTTCTTTACAACTATCTTCTAATTGTTTAATAGAATCATATAACTGTCTATAATAATTAGTAGAATGATGATAGAATTTAAATCTTTGATGATTCATAATAATAATACTCCTAAATAATAACAATTAAACAGCGATTAATTCTTTTAAAGATTTACCATTAACTGATAATCCTAACTGCATTAAAGCTATCAAATCATTATCATTAACAGTTAATTTACCAGTTAGTGTTTTAATAGCATCAGCTTGATTCTCATTAATTACATAGTGTCTCACAGTTCCAAATGCTGTCTTAGTTTGTGTCTCAATGTTGATCATTTAATTTCTCCTTTTGTCTTATACTACTATTATAGCAGTCCAAATTGAGAATGGGTTGAGATGTTAGCATTATCACACATCTTATTTGAGTCGCATATGATTGTGAATCTCAGTATAATACTGATTGATACTGGACTAAGACTGAGATGAGTGTGATGCTTACAGATCATGACATTATCTTGACAGTATCATGTTGAGTCCTGTGTGACTCCGTCCTTGCTTCGTTGAGTCTCACGAGAATTTCGAGTCTCAATGAGATTCTTTTAACTATTTTACTGACTGCGTCAAGGGGGGATTTTCGTCCTCGTTCCCTCGTATATATGGCTTCTCAAATTTATGTTAAAATTTAACGGGTTACCGCCTGTATAGTTCGGTATAATACGGTAATACACTGTTAAAGGGGGTGTAGAGTAGGTGTTTTAAAGAATATCAAATGATGATATTAGATAAAAGAGGGAGATGTTGTCGATTAAGACAACGATTTCCCTCTGAGGGGGTGAGTCCACCCTTCTCGCTCCCTCTATACGTGAGGGATCGACTTAGTCCACGTTGGAACCTGATTTCCTGATTCACGTCCCATAGCCTCTCTACGCTGTTCTAAAGACATACCAAGTACTAAATGGTTAGCACTGGCTTTAGGGCTGTCTATGAAGTCTTCTAGGATGCTCTGGAACTCTTCTTGCTTACGTCTCTTTATCTCTTCTGATGCACTTATATGTAAAGCGTCTGTGAAGTACTTTACTCCCTGTGCTAGGCAGTCTAATCTGTCATCATGTTTGACTGCTCCTTTCTGTCTACACATTCTAGACATCTGGTAGAAGAGCATGTATAGGAGTCGTTCTTCTGGAGCTGCTTCTCTATTGCTTCTGTAGTCCCAATCAATAACACCCCTATCAACAACAAGGCGATGCTGGTTAAGGATAGGCTCAAGGCTATCAATAATTCTATCTTCTTTTCGTACGTTAGCCCGTACCTCTTCGATATGGACATTCTGTTTTGTCTGAATAAGATGTTTCTTAAATAATTCACTTACTATACCATCTCCAAAGTTTGTTTCGATAACAATTGACGTAACACCGAACTTTTTACATCCTCTAAGGATGTCGAGCAAGGTATTATCACTATACCCGTCTCTGTACGCTCGCATTTCATGCAAGTAGATGATTCCGTTCTTTTGGGATAGATAACAAGCCGCTGTTTCGTCTGTACCCCTACCGGATGGATCCACGCTACAAATGGTTTCTGTATATTCACTCCAATCTCCTTGCATTTGCATAGGTGAATAGAAAAAGTCCCCGGGTAATCCAACTGTTGGGGCGTCTTTGATGACGTTAGTGGGATCTGAACACCATATGACGTTCTGGGGTGCAGTATTAGGGTTAATAGAAGTGATAATAAGATCAGCCATCTTAAGTGGAAATTTCTCTGCATCTGATAGGCTTGTGTCTAGTTGAAATTGCAACATGTAGTTGCTACGACCCATAGAAGCTTCACGTTCTAGTAGGTCGTTGCTGTCAAATCTGTCTGGATCGGTAGGAGCCCATTCTTCGGCTCCCCCGTCTATATCTGCTTGTATTTCTGGTGCTAAGAGTCCTTCGTATTGGCTAATGTTTTTACCTCTGGGGTATCTTGCGGGCCAAACAAATGGTCTGTAATTCCGCTCTGCCAGCTTACGATAAATAGTAAAAGTAGTCTGAGGAGTCCCGAGATACATAATACGGCTATCGTCTTTCGGCGTAAGGATGGCTTCGGCTTCTGTGCAGAGTTGAAGTAACTTCTCACGCATTAACTCCGTCATACTGTTGCCCGGAACCTCTACATCGTCTAAAATCATGAGATCTGCTCGGCTTCCGGTGAGCTGCCCAGTGATTCCCACCGATTTTACGCTTGGGGCTTGGTGTGGAGAACAGTTTACGTCGAAGCTGATGCGACTCCAGCGAGAATCGTCCGACTTCGGTTGTAGTTGACTTAGCCATGGTGTTTCAATAATAAGTTTTTGTAAAAAAATAGACATATTATCTGCACGTTCTTTAGATGCAGATACGATCATTATTTTCTTTTCAGCGTCGTTAAATAGAGTCCAAAGAACAAAAGCACCAGTAATCCAGCTCTTACCAACTCCCCGAAACGCCTGTATTTGTAGTCGCTTGGGACCATATTGAATGTAATCAGCAATTGCATATTGTGCTCTTGTAGGACTAGGAAGATCAAGCTGTCCCCACAATGCCTGTAGGAATAGCTTGAAATCTTGTTGTAATAGTGCTAGGGTGTTATTCATTTCTTCTTAAGTTCTCTTTTTATGTTATCAAGAGTTCTTCGCATATACTTTTTAATCCATTTTTCTTTATCTTCCAGTTCAAAGATGTCAAATTTTAGTTGCTGTGGTCCTAACGTTAATTTATATTGTTGTGTTTCTTTATAAGCTTTTTCAGCTAATTCCCGTAACCCTTCATCTTTCATGTTAAGAGTATATGGATTAGTAAACTTATCTATCGGAGCACTGCCTAATTGTTCAATTCTTCTTTGAACTGAAATAGCATCTCTATCTAATTCTTTCTGTTTTTTAGCTTTAGTATCAGCTGTCAGCTTTTCTTCTTTTATTTCAGCTGCTTCTGCTTTTGCAGTTGCTTTAGGATTTGTTTTAAATCCCTCTGCTTCCATATCTAAGAATATCTTTTTCAATTCTGGAGCTGAGTAGTCATTTAACTCAAGTTTACCTAGTCTTTCAGCAAGCTCTTCTGGCATATAATCTTGACCTTCTATATTTAAAGTATCAAATACTTCTAAGGCGTCATCTAGTATTTTTTTACCCATATCTACTTCTTTTAAGTACTCATCTATCATTTCAAATCTAAATTTCTTACTCTTAACCATTTCATCTATAATGTCTTGAGTAAAAAATCTTTTACCATCTTTACCATGTAATGCGTTGAAATAATTAGTTTTTTGTTGATGTAGATGTGGTAATATAGCCATTAAGTTTTTTTCAGTATTACCGGGTGCGTAACCTCTATTCAGTATATATTCTTGGATCTCGTTATAAAGAGGACTTCCGAATCTAACACCTTCATAGATAGGCATTGATTGTTGAAGTGTAAAAATATGTTCTATTTGTATATCTTTAGTGTCATAACCAAGTCGTTGCATAGTCGAACCATATAAAGCTTCCCAATTATGCCTAAGTTCTCTCTTGGTTCTTTCCCAACCAACTCTAGTTTGAGGATTAGTTTGATAATTTATACCAACTTTTCGTCGCCAAGTCTCGTTTGTTTTACCAGCATCGTATAATTTAATGCTGAAATTACCATCCTCTAACGCTGCGTCATTAAATAACTTTAGGTTTATCTTATAAGACTCATCAGCATCAGGAGGTATATAACGCCATTCTATAGGTTTAGGACCCTCCCCTGTACGTCCTAATCCACCGGCACCAATATCCATAACACCGCCTTCTAAGATCATATCAGGTATTATCCCTTTACCTGTGGATATTTTATGCTTTAATGCTTTAGTAAAAGCTAATGTATCATCAGTAATCTGAGAAACTTCTGTGCCAAGTTTACCAGTAAACGTTGCTGGAGCTAAATCAAAAGCTCCTCCAAGTAAGCCTCCACCAGTTACTCCTCCTGCGAGTTCACCAAATGAAGGTAATTCTTTTTCATCAAGAAGAGACATACTGGTAGTAGTAATACCACCAGAAAGTCCTCCTTTAGCTACACTTCTTGCGAAGCGTCCACCTCTAGTTAAAGCTCTAGCTTGTGCTCCGCCGGGGATTAAGCTAGTTAATCCAGCTGCAACAAGTTCTCCTTGGCTAATTTCACCACCACGTATCTTCTGTGCTAAGTAGTTTATAAAAGTACCACCAGCATATTGAGACGCACCTGTCGGATCAAAGGAAAATAGATCTAATATTGAGTTAGCTCCTACTTCAAAACCAAGACCGAGACCTGTTCTTACACCACTACGAGGATCTCTCCAACTTCTTTCTTCTTCTTCCATTAATTAATGTGTGATAAGATTACATGCTCTCGATCTGTCATTCCAAATCGTCTTCTCATCCACTCGAGCCAATGGTTGCTACCTTTTTCCTGATTACATCGTCTACATGAGGGTACAACATTCGTTGTAATATCCTCTCCCCCCTTACATTTAGGGTGTACATGGTCAATAGTAAGTTTGTGTAGTTCATAAGATTTTCCGCAATAAACACATGTACAATCGAAGTGCTCTTTAATAGCTCTTCTCCAGAGCCGTTTAGATTCTGAACTTGTCATGGTTATTAAATTGTGTAAATAGTAATCAGGTTTAGGTAGTAATGGGGTCATTTTTTAATTTTGAGTCTGCTTCTTCTGTTGATAGATGGGCTTTGAAGTCTCCCTTCGGTCTTACTCCCCTTATAGTGAGCAGCGTCTTTCCCATCACCATTTCCATAGGTACCAAGTTTCCTATTAAGTTTGTTCGCATTACTTCTAATTTCACGACCCTTAGATGTTTTGTTATATTTAGATTGTTGTGTACGGCGTTTTGCAGCAGCTTTTGGATTTTTTTTGTAATAATCAGCTGTTTTTGCCATATAACCTCCGTTGTACAAGATTTGAGTCTACAGTAGGCAGAAGTTTGTTTAATTTATCAAGAGGACTACCATCAAAAGCAACGCCTGTTATATCGTTGGTCTTTAACCAATCACATGCTGCCTTTAAATCTTGTGTAGTCGCTTCTCCGCTTCTTATTCTACGTAGAAAGTCCTCTGTAACAAGATAATGTAGCTCATTAAAACTCTCTTCGGTTGCTTTTTTGGGTAGTTTCTTGATTGTTTCCATAATTAACTGTATCTAACTGGTAGTTTATTTATTCGTGCTTTACGCTTCTCATCCCATACAGGTTTACCTTTTGGAAGATTAGGTTTTCTGCCTTCAGCTAATGCTCTTGCAATTTCCTGTTGGTATTTTTCGTGATCTTCCTCTGTCCATTGTTCTGCCATTATACGTTCACCGAGTTAGGACCTTTGGCTTTGCCAGCTTTTGCTTTCTTATACCATTCAATTACCCTCTTCTTCTTTTCAATAGTATAATCTGATCCGCCCTTATATTGGCTTTTAATAGCCTCCAGTGTTTTTCCTGTTGGTTTTCTCATCATTCAATGCCTAATCCTTTTTTAACTATAGCTAGTGCTTTATCGTCTAGCTCATTATCAGTTTGCTCTACTAGCTTTTCTAGTAATTCTACTACAAATTTCTTGAACTTTTCGCTCTTGAGGCTAGTTAATACGAGTGGTTTTAAAATTGCTAACATGATTATTTAGTGGTAGTGGTTTTCTTTTTTGCTTTTGCTTTAGCTATTTGAGCTTTATGCTCTCTGATTATAGAAGTTTCTACTTCTGGTCGTAGATCGTTAGCACCATCTAGTGATGGCTGATCTATCTTTTGTGCATCTGTAAATGTACTCATTTAAAATAATCCAAATAATTTCTTTTTGGGCTTAGGTGGTAATAGTGCTGAGATAGGTACAATATCCTGACATAATACTTTCATATCTGAATTAGGATGGAAGGTAAATCCCTTCTGTTGTAGCTCTGCACACTTTAATGCTCTAACTAATTCATAGTCAAGCCTCATCTTCTCTTCTTGTCTTTTGGCAATATCCTTACACTGTTTTAAAGATGTCCGATCTAACGGAACCATAAAGTTAAGCTGGAATCCCCAGTTCTCTCCTTTAGTGTAACTCTCTTGCCTAAGACCTCCTATATCATCATTCCATGTTCTGGGTTCTGTATGATTACCCATATAGAATGGTGAGAAGGTCATCGTACTCCCGTTACAGCTTATATTAGGACCAAAGTATTGTCTACTTTGAGCTCCATTATTCTGGAATTGTACAGCCTGATTGGTGACATTTCCAGTAGCAGCTGCCACGGGGTTAGATGTATTGTTCGTTTCGCCTTCAGCGTAAACTGGACTTCCTATTGAGAGAAGACCGATAAGGAAGTAGTAGTAGCGTTTGTTGTGATGTTTCTTGTTACATCTATCTGCTCTATTACTCCAGCAGCTCTGGTAACTGTCTCGAGCTGAAATGCGTTTCCAGCTGTTTGAATGTCGAATACCGTATCTGTTGCTGCTATTCCTCCAGAAGTTGCGGAGGTTGCTGTAACATTGCTTCCAGTCCAGCTGTCTAACTTGCCTCCAAACACTTGTGTCTGGATGGTCTCTGTTACAGTTTGTGTAGTTGTTGTCGTACTGTTCATCGACCCTTGGGTGAACTGAGGCGTAACAGTATTTGCTCTCGCTACTGCGGGTGACAACAGAGCTAAGAGTATTAACCATTTCTTCATGCTTTTGGTGTATTTTCTGGTTTCTTTGCCATAGGACATTCAAATCCTTTACTATTGTTGTTTCTATTACCAGTGGTCAGCCCAAATGTAGCTAACGCTCCTGTAAAGACGCTGGCAACAAAAGTGATATCTGAGTTGCCAGACTTCTTAACCATAGGTATATCTACGTAGTTCATTGTAATTATGAATCCACTCCAAACAACGACACCCAGTCTTACGAATGTTCCTAGAATCTCTATCTGATGTTCTTTATCCTCAGCAACATCTTTGAGTTTATTTAAGATATTTCTTTTTTCTGGTTTCTCTTTTCCTTCCATGTATTGACCTTACCTTGAATGAATTTTTGTAGTTTCTTCTTTATCTGATCAAAGAAGGGTGTAGCTAGGGTGGTTGTTGCTACGGCTGCCACAGCTGCATAGGTTGCAGTTGCTACTACATCAGCAGTTGGCAGAGGTAACTGTATATCTAATACAGGTATATCTAACTTAGGGGGAGGTGGAGTTTCAGTTTCAGTCTTAATTTCCTCAGTACCCTCTGGACGTTCAAGGTCGCTAGGTGGAACGATTATCATTTTATATGATGGAACATCCGCTGTAGGTAGAGGGATGGATATTGTCTCTATCGTTGGTGCATTTGGAATGTTTATGGTGGGAAGTTCCACTAGCTCTTAGGATATTTATCTTTAATTGCTTTTATATCTGCTTTCCAAGCATCTATACCTGAATGATAGATTTTATCAAGCTGATCCTGCCATGTAGGATATTCAGCTTTTCTATCTCTTTGATATTTTTTGCCTGCATACGCATCATCTATAGCTTTGCGAGCTGCGTCTATTTTAGATTGTTCTACAGTAATATCCTTACCCTTGGCATCTTGAATTACTGAACCATCCTCATCAATAAACGTAACTGATGGATATGCTTGGCGAATTGCTTCGTGATCTAAACTCATGCTGCTATCTCCAGTACTGTAATTGTTGAAATATATCTAGCACGATCAGTCCCATCGCCATCATTTTGACCTCTATTTAAACACATCGTCTGGGTACTTCCAGAGGTGTGGGCAAATGCGACATGGAACCTATGTTGGTTCGTATCTCCTGCACTTAATAAAACATTCATAGATGCAGTTGTTGCTGAGTGACTATCTTCTTCGGAGTGACCGGATGTTGCTCTAGTTCTACTACCAGCAGCATCACCTAAAGCATCAGTTACATCCGAACCATCATCCATAAGTTTAACAAAAACTCCTACTCCGTTACCAGTACATGTTATGTTAGCTATAACAAGAAATTTATTACTTGCACTTGATGCTGTAATATCAGCTCTCAAAGTTGAATTATTATAAGACCACCAACTGGCAGAACCTGTAGAGTTAGTTACAGCACCTTTTTTAGTTATTGATACTACTTGAAGAATTTTACCAACATTCCATGTACCTGTAAGCGTTCCACCAGCACTTGTAGTCTCAAGCTTTTTACTGTTATCATAGTATAATTCTACGGCTCCATCTTGGGTTGCAGTAATCATGTCATGACCATTAGTATAATCTTGTAATTTTATACTATCTGAACGACTAATTAAATGACCTGTTGTATTTGCAAGAAAACTGTTTGACCCATCGTGATATATAGATAAATCTGTGCCAGCACCAAATACTAAACGATCATCACTAACACCGCCAGTATCTCCAAATACAATATTTTTAGTATTGACATCTAAGTTACCACCTAGCTGTGGTGATGTGTCAGATACTACATCTGAAATTCCAGATGCAGGGATTGATTCAAAAGCTGGAGGTGAACCAGCTCCTGTGGATGTTAATACTTGTCCGTCTGTTCCCGGACCTACTGCTACTGGATCTCCAGAAGCATCATATGTAATTATTTGACCGTCTGTACCACCAGCCATCTTAGCTAGTGTTACTGCATTATCTGCAATAGTTAAACCTGTAGCACCTGTAACGTCACCTGTATGAGTAGCATTAGTTGTTTTTGCTGTATTAGCTGTTCTTTCTGTATTTATAGCGTTAGCTAACTTATCTGTTGTAACAGCATCATCAGCTATAGCTCCTGTTTTTAATTGTGTTAATGCCATTAATCTGTTTCCTCCGTAATTCCAATGGCTTTCTTTTCGTCTAACGTTGTTAGCCTAAGCCAGTTAGCCGGATAGTTTGTTCCATCTGATGTTTGAAATGGCACATCGACCGGAAGAGTCTCGCCTTCTAATTTAAATGCCATTATCTTGCTCGTGAGTACTTAAATGGAGATTCTGCAAATGCCATGTACATATAAATTTGTCCATCATTATTCCATGAATCATGATTTACTGCTCTAATTTTAAATCCATTAGAAAGGAAATCTAAATGATTGCTAGTTGTACCTTCAGCACCACTTAGGTTTGGACTTATGTATATATTACTAGGATTATAAGGATTTCTTGTGCTGTCTCTTAATTCCCAGTTTGTTGAACCGCCTGTTGATTTTATTAAGATCCAAGCTGGTCTAAAACCTGTAAAAACAAATGGACCATCAGCATTATTGTTCCCCGTATACGTTCCAAACTCGCTATACCCTGCTACTTCGCTAAAACAATAAGCCACATACGCTTTGCCATTTCCATTTGTACCATCTCCTCCGTCATCTCCTCCAACTGTATAAACAGTTGATGTAGGTTCTACGTTTGGATAAGTATGTGCATCTGTAGCTACTGCATTATCTTCATTAAATTTAATATATGTTCCGCCAGTTCCAGTAAGTTGTTTTGGATAAAACATCCAATCTTGGGTGTTAGTATCTCTTAATTTAGTAATTATAACTTTTGGTGCTACTCCTAAACCATGACCAACAGTAGTCTGACTTCCTGTTCCTGTGTAAGTAAGTATTGAAAATCCTGCTGTCGTATTAGCAGATACGGATGACGTTATAGATCCATTCGTATTTGAAGAAGCAGATCCTCCACCTTTCCAGTTCCACGCTACAAAAGTCTCTCCATTTGCGTTAGTCGCAACATTAGCTCCCACAGTAATTCCGTTAGAATTAAAAGAATTTATTGAACCAAAATTTCCATCCTCTACAGCATTAGTATTAACAAAAAGTCTTGCACTTGAAGCACCTCTAACAGAGTCAAAAGCGTGGTGGTTGTCCGTTCCTGAACGTCTTTTTGTCCAAACAAAATCAGGAGTGAAATTCAATCCAGTAATGGCTTTACTAGAAGCTCCATCTCCTGTCCAAAGCAAAGTATCAAAATGTTTATCAGGTAGCTTTATTGATGGGTCGGGTAAGTTTGCTGAACATATTGCTTTAAATCCACTAGGAACTGCATAATAAAAATCTCCAACTCCATTCCCATCTGTATTACCTTGTGCTGTTTTAGCATTAGAAAAACTACTATCTTGTCCAAAGTTAGCTTGCCAGCTTACATTTTCTGCTGAATATGCTGGGGTATAAACCTTTCCTGTTGCTACAGTTGTGTCGTGATTAGATGTATCTAAAGTTGTTGATGCTGAAGCACTCCCGTTTATCCAAGTTCCATTTCTAGCAAACCAAACTTTACCTGTATCTACATCGAGAGCTATTCCAATTATGTCGCCAGCAGAAGGATTAGTTTGATAACTGGAGCTAACATTACTTCCATTTTTATATAGATTAGTATTATAAATAGAAACTACATCTCCGTAAGCATAGTTAGCGGCTGGTTCGACACCAAGAAGCATATTATTATTTGTCGTTTGTGTATTTAAGGTATTCAAAATATCACTTACTCCATAAGTCCATTTCGTAGCACTTCCCGCTATTGCTAACCCTTCCCAATACCATTTACCTGACCTAAGACCATGATTTCCATATACAGTTTTATGTGAATCTATTACAGTCATTTTCAAATTACCCTCTGCAAGGGTCGTCTGTGCCGTAGGCAAAATACCGATAAAACTACAAAAATTATTTGTAGAACTATCTTTTACAGCATCGCCAGTTCCAAAATTGTTTGGTGTGAAGTTGTTGCCATTACCGCTTGAATCTTTACCAAGTGTTGTTGCAGTCGTTCCAGAATTATCTGAAAAATTTAAATAAAATCCATTTGTTCCATAACCGCCTATATATTTCTTAGGCTTATATTCTCCTGTTAAAACATCTGTTTCCGCAAAAGATGATGGGGTAAGTTGTGATCCGTCAATAAAATTAACCTCTGCAATGTAACCATCAGCAGTATTAGATAGTGAATTAGATTGAGTACCTATTCTATGAACTGATGCAGCATTAAAAGCAATATTCATATTTTGAGTTACATTTCCACTTGTTGAAAATGATGTTTCTTGTACTCCATTTACATAAACTTTTATTCGATCATCAGCAGAACTTTGTGTTGTGTCAAAGGCAACTACGATGTGATACCAAGCTGAAACATCTCTAAACTTTCTGTTTGTAATTCTAAAATTGTTTGCATATCCAACTACTCTAAATTCACAATTACCAGAGCCTAAAGATCGAAATACTAATGATATGTTGTCATTGTCATTATTTCCAGAATAGGCACTTGCAAGACAATGGCTTACATCAATATTTGATCTTTTTGTCCAACAGGAAAAAGTGCAGATTTGTCTATTTCCAGCACTGCTAGGTGTTCTTTCTAAGTAATGATGAGTCCCTTCCCCGACAAACCTTAAACTGCGTTCTACCTCATAGTCTCCAGCGGCACTAGATCCTAATCTAATCGAATTAAATAATCCCATTATTTTACATCCAAACTAGCTACAGCATGTATATTTCCAGCTGCTACAACTAAGTAGTCTATTCTATCTACAGCACTAGCTGCTGTACTAAGTGTAGGTGCAGTTCCACCTGTCCACTTCCAAGCTGAGTTCCATGCTGCTGTACGTGATCCCGTGCCGTCCTGCGTAATTATGATGGACCCCGATTGACCGGCGACCTCATTACTAGGGTCAGCGAAGGTTGTATTATGTGCAAGTGTAACAGTATGATGACAAGCTGCTGACATATCTAAAGTAATTGTACTTGCAGAAGATGCAGCAGATAAGTTACCAGATACACCACCTGTAAATGCAGATCCAGCCGAAGCTGTTTCAAACTTTTTACTGTTGTCGTAATATAGCTCTACGGCTCCATTACCAACTGCTTTTATATTTGTTTCGTAAGAACCAGCAGTATAATTGGTTAAAGTAAAAGAGTTATCGGCATTTGAATACATTCTCCAATGGTCTGCATTATCATCACCGTCATCAGCACTCATTAAAATTGAGGCAGCTTGACCTTCGTTACCAGTTATGATTAATTCTGTCTGGTCACTTGTATTACCACCTTTGATATTAAATCCACTACCATGTGTCCATGCAGTTTTAGAATCATTATGGTATATATCAACAGCTGCGTTAGCATTACAAACTATAGCAGATTCAGTTCCATTAACTTTAACTGTGGCGTTACCAGCAGATCCAAGTTCTAAATTACCAGATGTAGTTTTTAAATTACCTACAGAACTTCCATAATAAAGTTCTAACTGATTACTACCTCCAAATCTAGCTTTAGCATCATCAGCAAAATCTACGTTAGCATCTAATGTTTCTATATGTTCAGCACCAACTGCGTCATCCGCAATTTTAGCTCCTGTTATAGCGTCTCCCGCTATCTTAGCTGTAGTAACATTAGCATCAACAATACTTGCTGTAACAACTGCATCACTTGCTAGTTTAGCTGCGGTTACTGCATCGTCTGCAATTTTAGCTGTAGTTACGTTAGCATCAGCTATCTTTACTGTAGTAACAGCTCCACTTGCAATCTTAGCTGCACTTACTGTACCATCTCCCGGTGTAGGAATACTTACAGCAGAACCAATCTGTACTATAAATACAGAGTCTCCACTAGCTAAGTTAGCACCAAAGATAATAGTGTTAGCATCAACTAAAGCAAAACCTTCAGCGGGTGCAGAAGTACCTGTATTGGCTTTCTGTACTACACCATTAATACTAACTACTAATTGAGCTGCACTTGATACACTAGCAGCAGAACCTGAGTTACTGCTTTCACGTAAATCATATGTAGCTATACTACCATTTAAAGTAGGTGCTCCAGTACCACCGGCTGGACATAAGAATAGATATTTAAAGTCTCCAGTTGATGTAACCTCTTTCCATGCTGAAGTTGAAGAGTCATACACCTTCATCTTGTTAGCATTAGTGTCGTATACTAAATCACCTTCATCGTTACTTGATCCGGGTTCTCCAGCATTTACACGATAACGATTATTAAAATCATTAATGTCATCACTTAACTGTACAAAGTCAGACTCCCTTATCATTGCTTGATGATAATTATAAGTATGACTTGATCCAGTAGACTGAACCATTAAACCAGCACCTGACTGGAATACATAAGGATCAGGATTTGAACCAACTCCACCTCTTAATTCACTAGGAAATCCGTTAATAGTTATAGTTGAGTTATCAAGAGCATCTGCATTAGTTGATACACCACTTGAATTGACTTGTAAACCAGCTGCATCAGATATACTAATTACAACACCAGCTGATGGGATCGTATTAGGGAATGATTCATCATCTGCGATAACTTCAAGACCACCAATAGGTGCTAGTTGTGCAGCAACATAATCTACAACAGCTCCTGATGTAGGAATGTGTGAGTCGCTATCAGATATAGTCGTTTGTTCACAACCTATCTTAGCAATAGTTACTGAGTCAGCAGCCAGTTTAGCTGTTGTTACGTTAGCGTCTGTAATCTTAGCAGTAGTTACAGCGTTAGAAGCTAAAGCTGTAGCGTCTACTGATGCAGCCGCATAATGTTCAGCGTCAATAGAATCAGCCGCATAATGTTCTGAGTCTATAGCATCGTCTGCTATCTTAGCACCTGTTACTGCATCAGCACCAAGAGCTGTAGTATCTACAGAACCTGCTGCATAATGTTCAGCATCAATTGAGTCTGCTGCTAGATGCTCAGAATCTACAGCGTCATCGGCTATCTTAGCTCCAGTAATTGCGTCTGCTGCTATCTTAGCTGTAGTTACATTTAAGTCTGTAATCTTAGCAGTTGTTACATTTGCATCAGCTATTTTAGCTGTAGTTACCTGAGAGTCTGCAATGTGAGCAGTATCAATGCTACCATCAACATAATGCTCAGAATTGATTGAATCATCTGCTATCTTTGTTCCATTTATTGCATCAGCTGCGATTTTAGCTGTAGTGACTTGACTATCAGCTATATGCGCAGTATCTATAGATCCATCTACGTAATGCTCTGAATTGATTTGATCGTCTGCAATCTTTGCACCTGTTATAGCATCTGCTGCTATGTCAGCTGTAGCTATTGTACCATCTAGTATCTTAGCACTTGTAATAGCACCATCCTTAAGATCAGTAGTTTGTATTGTTTGATTCTGTTCTTCTTGTGCAGCATATAATATCTGCGTCATATTATTGTTAAGGTCTGCTGCCTTAACTGCCGATCCTGCTGTAAAAGTTGCTTTAGCGGTGTCTACATCTGTATCACGATAAATACGTATAGCGGCTGGGCTGGATGGTATATTGCCTGACGTAAATACAACATTACCACCACCTGTTGTAGTATAGCTGGTAATGTTATAATGTGAACCTGATGTTTTAACGACTCCATCAACATCTACTTTAATATCGGCTTCCTTGTAAGAAGGAAATGAGAATGCTTTTGTTGCATTCCCATCACCTGTAAAATCTACGAAAGTTGTTGCCATTTATTTGTACATGGATAGTAATTTACCTGTGTCTATTTGTTTTTGACGTTGTGCTTGTTTGGCAAGTAGTTGTTCTTGTATGACTTCTTGTACCATACGTGTGCCAGAGATCTTATCCCAAGCTCTCCTACGTATTTGAGCCATGAGTCTACCAATTACTCTATTATGATAGTAGTCTTTATTATCATATTCGCCACGATTTCCGCTTTTTATATCTTTATACCTTTCTTCCATTGAAGCTAGGATTCTAGGATCTCGAGATAATTTAATAAGATCAAGCTCAGCATTCTCTTCTCCGATAGCTTTTGCAAATAAAGATCTTATCTTAGCATCTTTCGTTAAATTTGTACCATCTGGTGCGTAGTATATTGATTGCCTTAAATCATAACCAGAGTTCCATAATAACTTTCTACCTTCATTCTGTTCTAGATTTAAAGGTATAGGGCTAACACCATTATATGCACGAGTTAGGAAGTCCCAATCTTTTACAGGTTTGCCATTAAGTATATCATATTTGATAGGTAATTCTCGTGCACCACCAAGTTGTTCAGTTATTAAGTTTCTGTTACGTATAGACTGACCAATACCTGATCCTATTTCACGCATATATGGAGTAAATAGCTTACCAAGTTCGTTACGTAGACCAGAAAGAGGTACAGTATTATTTACAAGTCCAGCTACAATACGCTGACCCTGTCCGGGTTTAGCTCCAAATAAATCAACAAAGGATTGTATTCCAGCTAAATATGATTTACTTGTAACAGCCTGTGCAACCACAAGAGATACTTTACCTAATTGATTCTCTGTCCATTCTTCACCCATAAGTTGACTTGCATCACCTATATCACATATTGTAGACATAATTAAGTTAAAAGGTTCCATTGAATCATAACCTACTAACACACCACCTACATTACATGATCTTCCTTTCCAACCGCCATCTACCCAAACTTGTCTAGTTTGTCTATCAACTGGTCCGTTACCAGTAAGATCACCTCTCATCCATGCCTGTGCAGCCATAAACACAACACCAGCACCGATTGCTAATCTACCTGTTTGTAGAGATTTAGCATTCATTAATTCTTCTACTGAATTTATTCCATACTTAGCTAAACCACTGATATCGTTAGGATTAGCAAATGCTATATCATTAAATTCCTTAACTAAGAAGTTAAAACCGGGTGTATGTTTACCTGTTAGGGCTAGTCCATTTACACCAGTTCTAGCAAATAAGAAGAAAGGTCTAGCTAAAGGAGCACCACTAAACACGTCATTAAGACCTTTAGAAAAACCTGTAAGATCTTGTGTAAGTGTAACTTCTTTACGTGCAAACTCTGTAGCTTCGTCAATTATATTACCTTGAGCATCAAAGACTTGAGAATAGAAATCATCCTCATAAGCTTTCATTAATTCTGGTGTAATCTCAGGTAATTCAATTCCATTACCCTGCATATCAAGAACACGACGCATAGCTTTCTCACGCATCTTAGCTCTACCTAAAATGTAAGCAAACGAATCATCAGTAGCTGCCATCATTTTAGTTGAATATGTCAACAAATTAGAGTTATTCATTCCACGTGCCATGTTTGCCAAAGCAAACGCAGCCTGTTCACCGGGATCAGCTCTGCCACTATCTTCTGCCCAACGGCGTAAGATTTCCCAGTTAGCATCGTTTTGTGTAAAGTCAGTATAACGTGTCTTAATATTTTTTATATCACCTTTAAAATAAGAATTTAATCTACTTCTAAATAAATCAAACGATTCTGGTACTGCATCTATTAAAGCATTCGCAGATGCGAGACTTGAACGTACTGTAGCAGCGTCACCAGTAAAAGGAAGTCTTATTACAGCACCTAAAGCTGTTGCAAGAGGTCTCATAAATGTTGCAGTAGATGTACCCATAATTGCTCGAATTGGTGTTTTAGGTCCAGACAAAATACTATGAGTCATTACACCTTCTAATTCTTTTATAAGAGCACCAGTTCTAGCTGGTCCACCTTCAAACGATCCACCTTTTAATACAGTTCTAGCCCATCTATCAAAGTCTTCTAAAGTGTTTAAATCTTTCATCATAGAGAAAGCTTCAAATAGTGCATTCATTAAATTATCACTAGGATCTTCGTTAGCTATTTTAAGCATAGTCATGACGGATTCTTTCATATCTGCCATTTCTTGTGCCATAGCATCTTCTAAGACTTTCTTAGATCCTTTACCAGCACTTAAAGCTCTGAATGAATCAGATTTTACAAACCTAGCTTTTTTAGTTTGATATAATGCAGTTAACATAGTATCAACAATTTGTTTAGCTGGTCCGTCAATATCATTTAAGTCAACTAAGTCTGCTATTTCACGTCCAGCAATACCTAAATCACGTAGTTGTCTAAGTAAAGTACCAGACACTAGATCAGCAATAACTACATTCTTAGATGTCCATACTTCAACACCGTCAATAATATCAGGCTGAGCTTCTAATAGCTCTTTTAAGTATTCATTAGCAGACAAATCAGCAGCGTTTCTACCTAATGTTATACGTTGATGTGCTTCTACTGATTCTTTAAATGTTTGTGCTAATTTAACTCTATCACCTTTTGCAGCATCTAATTGTTGAGCAAACTTCTCACTACTAACAAGTCCTTTATAAATACGTTCTACTTGAGCTGCATCTGTGGCAGCTTCCTGTGCTATACGTTCACGTTCTAATGGTGTAGTAACTGATCCAGTAGAGCCTTCTTCAGCTCCCCACTCCTTACGAGTACGAGATAGCTGATCCTTTGCTACGTCTGGATCTACTTCTGTTATATGTGCACCTTGATGTGGTTGAGATATAGGTGCATTCTTATCTGCTCTAAACTGTGCTTCACCACGTCTTAATTGTGCTAAGCCGTTTGCAACAGTTTGATCTTTTAAACTTTTATTTCTCTTTATGATAGCGTCTATAGCCGGTTGAGATCCTTTTTTAACAGTATATAATAAACCATCAAAAAATAAGCCTATACCCATACCCTCTACGATGTTTTTTATCTTCATCATAATAGGGTGGTCGGTATCCTTAGTAGCTAATGGAGTATCAGCCCAACCATATCTTTCACGTAGAGCACCTAAAGCATTCTGCCCATCTGACTCCTTGGAAACGAGATCAGTTGCAGCACCTAATGCCATACCTCTTATGAAGTTACCTTTAGTTAAAGCTACTAAACCAGCTGGTATAGAGACAATTCCTGTAGCAGCTACTCCTTTTGCTGCGACAAGTGCGGCAGCTGACATAGAGCCAAAATGCACTAAGGCTCTAAGTTGCTTACCCCACCATGTCTTTGTTTCTATAGGGTTATCATAAGATCCAAAAGGACTCCACTCGGGTCTGTATTCTCCATATTTTTCTTTTTCTTTCTGCATTTGTCCAGACAAAGCATCAGCTGTACGCTCTGGAAATGTAGCGATAGATGATGCTGTATCTTGTAAACCACCAGACAGAATGGATTGACCTTCTTTTATTAGACCTTGAAGACCTCCAATACCTTCTTCTACGTCCCTAGGATCTTCTTGAATAGCTTCGTCTTGTTTTCGTTGTTCAAGTTCTCTAGACTTTTCACGTTGTTGGTCTTCCTGTTGAAGACGGAACGTATCAATCTCTTCTTGACTAAATCGTGAGTTTGTCATTTACTTCTTCCTCGCTTCTTTAACTGCTGATATCTGCAATAATTGATCTATAGTGTCCACGTTGTAATCTAAGTAATTAAAGTCATCTTTCCATGTATCAGATCCTCTCTGTGTACCTGCATATTCATATCTTGTATTTTGTAACATTTTTCTAATTTTATCTGGTACAGGTAAGCCTTGTTTGATTCTATTTTGAAAGAATAACCTAAGCTCGATCATACGTTTATCAGCATTTTTACTTGTAGCAACTATTTTACTAGCTCGATTTATACGATCAAGTAATTTGTTTTGATTAGATTCTAACTCTACTACTATATCCTCTTCCTTAACACCTTTGTTTAAGAATGCGAACTCTGGATTAGCCTGTATATATGCTCGAGTGAATATACCAGTTCCTTCATCACCTTCCTCTACACCGACAATCTCACCTTCTTTAATCTTCTTCATTTTCTTCTCTGCATCACTTAGTATAGCTAAAGATATATCAGATTGTAAATCTTGAAACTGATTAGTTGTCATACCTTGAAGATTTGGAAAGTATTTAAGTACTAATGCTTTATCTGCTCGGCTTAAATTGATTAATCGTCTCCAGTCGTAACCTTCAGTTACTGCACCCTCAATACCTTTTTGTTGATTAGCTTTAACACGTACTAAATTGATTGCTAAGAAATCTTGAGTATTCTCATCAAAATCATCATCTAGACTGACAACTCCAGAATTAACAGCTTGTATTAGTTCCTCAGAAGTGAGTTCATAAATCCCAAACTTATCAAAATCTCCTGATATAGCCATATTGTATACGTCTTTTACAGACCGTATTTCCGTACCGGGTTTTATCCAAGCACCTAGCATACTAAAGCCTATGTTATTTTTAGGTTTAACATAATCTACTTTTCTATCCGGAGTGGTTTTACGTAAAGTGTTCAGCAACTTAGCTTCTTGTTTTCGATTGTCGTCAGTGGCGTCAAGAAGTCCATAAGTTTTAGTAAGATTAGATTTTATAGTTAATTTCTTTGTATCTTCCTCATTTAAAGGTAAAGCCTTTTCTGGATTTATAAAGTTTTCATCTTTCTCATCCCACATATTCAAAGCTTTTAATCTTTTGATTGCATATTGCATACCGGAATCCCCATTAGCTGTACCTACACTTGTAAAATAATTAGGTATTGGTCCTCGGTAATTATTGTTTTTCCATTCTATGTACTGTCCTAATGCGTCTTTTTCATATAATGAATTAAATTTGGGGTTGTTTATCCATGCGGTTGGATCATTCAAAAAATTATCTTTCTCTTGTGTAACCTGTTCAGGTCTAGGTAAAATAAGAAAGTCACTCGGATCAGGTTTAAAATCACCACGATTAAGCTTCGTTATTGCTTTATCGTAATTTTCGGCTATCCACGCATCTTCATCGAAGTTTGCTCCAAATGTTCCTCTTGCCTTATTTAATTCATCCTCTAACCATTGTTTAGCTTTAATAATTTGTAGATTTCTATTACCTTGTAATACATTATCTTCCTGCTTAAAATCTTTAACCCAATCTTGATTATTTATATTCTTAAAAGTTTGTTGCTTAGTTGACCACTCTGTATTAGTAGTAGTTGACTCATCACCGAAAAACACAGGGGGAATAGTTACTGTGTCTAGGTCTACCCCTGCACTCTTTAGCGCAGTACGATATTGATCTACCAGCTTCATTACCTCTTGCTCACCTTTTTCACCATCTATTAGGTGTTGCCCATTATTCGCTTTTCTATAATCTCTGAGTATACCTTTAAACCTATTATCAATTCTCTTTACAATAGCATCTTTAGTCTGTGTAACTTCAGACAGTAATCTCTCTAACTGAACTACATTTCCAGAGTTTCCCTTAAGTAAGTCATAAGCTTCAGGGCTATCAAATCCTGTAATAAATCCACCCTTAGCTGATGGATGTGGAATCTTCACTTCAAATAATAAATAATTTAAACCACCCGGGGTCATTTTATTCTTTAGGCTTGGTAATCTATCATGAAAAATTTGTAAAGCCTCTTGCTCATTTACACCATCTATTTTTTGTATTTTTAACAATGTACTACTTAAATTTCCATCATAAACTATCTTTTTCGAACCATCGGGTTGTTCTACTACTGACGAGCTAGTAATAGTACTTAGAATAAAATTATCTTTTTTTCTTTCTGTGGCAGCAAAGTATCTTTTAGTAGAGAGCTGTTTCCATGTAGATATAGCAGCTGATTGTTCTTTTATTAGATCAGGTAATAAATGTCTATTAAGGTAACGCTGAGCTTCTCTTGAATTAATATCTATACCTTTATCGTTTAGATCTAGATAGTATTTAGTAATGATATTCCTAATAACTTTCTCGGAAATATCAGTTGCTTGAGCTTCGGTTGCTGCGGAGTATATAAAATTATCTTCAATGTTAGTATTGAAAGCAGAGATACTATGCTTATCATAAACCTCTTTTACACCATCAAATTCTACCTCTTCGCCTGTTGGAAAGTATTTAAGTTTTAAAAATTCAAAAGCCTGTTCGTCTACTTTACCTGTTTTTTTGTCAAAAGCTAGTTTCTGAAGCTCTGCATCTAACTCAGTATCGGTTAATTCACTAAGATCTTCTAGCTCCTTTAGTTGATTTTTTACATCGTCACTTATTCCTTTATATTTCTTTAGACTTTCTCGAGACTCTTTATCAGCATCAAGAAGTTTTTTAAATTTAGCACCTTCACCAAGAAAAGCATCCAACTGAGCAAGATTATCAAGATCATCGCTAGCCATTTGCTTTTGGATTTCACCTAAACTTTGTAAGAAAACTTTTAATTCTTCTTGATTATCTGTAATATTCGCATTAGCTGCTTTTGATAAATCGGGCGTAGGGTCTTGCCAGTTGGTCTCACTAATATCGGGTATCTGATCCCGTGGTGTACCAATTATATTCGAAAATGATGAGTCTGTCATACTAACTCCATGTCTACGTCAATTTGGCTATAATCTACAGTTAAGAAGTTTAGGTTGTTAGTTGATGCGATACCTACAGCCATAGGATTTTTCTTAACAACATCTTGAGCCATAACTCCACGAAAGCGTCTATCAGCACCTTTGTAGCTAAACTCATATATCTTGTAACCTTTAGGTGATATACCAACTTGTTTAAGATTTTCTTTTAATTTGCGGTCAGAGCCAAATACTCCTGAAAGTGGTCCTCCGCTAGCAGCATTACCAAAGGCTCCTAAGCTATACATACTGGCTGCTGTACTTAAAACTGTTGTACCAATCTTTAAGGCACCACCAAGTCTGTTTGTTGGAGTCAGCAGAGTAGGTGCTCCAAACATAGCTGGTAAACCTAATCCTTCTCTTGCTGCTGCATTTGCAGCTTGTAGCTGACGTAAGGCTCCAGTATTTGCATAAGCCATATTTCTTCCTAATATATTATCCACAATACTATCAACTTCAGCTCTCTTCTGTAGTAAAGCTTGATACTGTTTAAGACCATGCTTAATAGCACGTCCGCCTTCATTTACAACTTTAGAAGCATAGAAAGCTTTTGTTGCATCTTCTACAGCACCTCTACCTTTTCCTATATTTGTTAAAGCAGAAGCATAGAAATCACTAAGGGTTCTAGTGAATCCTAATATATTTGTTCCTAATTTTCGTTTAAAGGTGGTTTCTTTATTAGCAAATTTGAGTCCATTTTGCCAATGATTAACTACCTTTGTTTCGTTTTCTGCTCTGTCGACCGCTCTTTGGCCTTTATTAAGATCTATGCACACGGCAAAACTCTATAAATTGTACATTATTTGGTCCGTATTCAAACTTACGTAAGAATTTGAAACCTAGAAACCTAAGTAATTTTAAATGTACTTTGTTTCTACTATCAACTATATTCCAGAGGAGAGGCTCTTTACGGCTATCGACATACCGCTTGGCTTCTCTTGCAAATGTAATTGGATATCGGTGAATATCAGGAGTGCAAAGCATCCATATATTACCATCTTCTCCTACTCCGGCCATGCCAGCAGTCTTGCCGTCAGGCACTGTGAAATACACGTAGGAAGGGTTTTGAGTCATGAGAAGGGGTAGTTCGTTATGATCTATCCCATGACCTTCTTCGACCTCTCTGAGGTCATCTGGACGGAGATTGGAGGCCACCTCCTTGGCAGCCTCAAATGTTAGTGGGTGTATATATTTAGCCACGTCTGTAATATTTGGGTGAATAATTACCCTCCCAAGATACTGCACGTAATGTAGCTGGGGCGGGATGTGATGATTTTAACGTAACATCTACGTTTGTATTCTTTTCGTATACAGGAATTGTTTTAATATACTCTTCTAAGTATGGAGCATCAGATACTTTATATTCATCAAGTTCAGTTGACTCGTATATTTCCGTATAATCTGTTTTACCTACACGTTCAAGTGTGGTTTCGTAAAGTCCTATTTTTCCAAAGTGAAGTTTTATTCTATGTAAAACTAATGAAGCGTTTACATCTGATCGAGCATTCTCTCCTACTTGTCTAGTGTAATAAAATGTAGGAAACTTAACTTCATACGGATAAATATACCCTATAGTTAATGTAGCACTTGACCAGTCGCCGGGTACTGTAAAGCTAGTTGTGCTTGTACTCGTAGGTTTCGCATATCTTCCAAGTCGTGCAGCGTTAGTATTAGTATCAACAACAACTAAATCATGATTAGGTGTAGTTACACTAGGCAACCAACTGACACTACTGAAGGTTGTAAGATTTGTAGATGCACTAAAACTTCCACCACTTATAGTAGTATAATTATCTACATGTAATAAGAAGTCAACGTCATCTTGAGTTATACTAGGATCTGATGTAGTCTGTACAAGTTTAATAGACTGTAGAAACTTATCACTATCTAAAAAGAAATATTCATCATTAATAATAAAATGATATAATAATGGATTATTAAACTTCCATTTAAACCATGCAGCTTGTTTTCTTTCTTCAGATACTTGAAAGTATTTATAACCATAAACGATATCAGTATCTGTCTTACCCATTAGAACAACGGAGTTTTCTCTTGAGTTAGTTAATAAATCAATATCTTTAGGTAGTAAAGTAGGGACGACCTTACTTACTTCAACAATACTAGGTTCACCTTCTCTTTGAGTATTAGCCATTTCATTAAATCGACTAAACTTACCAGAGTTATCTAAGTAGGCTAAAGTCGTTCCTAGAGATATCGGAGGTATAGTTTCGTTGTAATTAAAGGTTGAGACACTACGTAATTTAGCTGTATCTGGATTAAAAACTGTATCATCTGAAGCTAATAGAAATTGTTGGTTTGTACTGAATATGACTAAACCTGTATTAATTTCTATACCATCAAATAATTCAGATGGAAATATAGAAGCAGCAGATATATCTATAGGATCAGCAGCAGATACTGTAAGAGCTGATTCAGCGAAAAAATCGGGAGTACCAAATGTTCCCGGTCTAGATGTTATTACATTCTCTCCTGATAATAAAGCTAATCTATTACGGAAGAATAAAACTTTATTAATACGTTGACCTACAAATGAAGGTAAAGGGTTAGTGATGTCATCGCCTACTCCTCGATCAGCATATGTAAATTGTTTTACAGTAAATGTAGTAGTAGCTGTACGTTGTATAACTAAAGGCATATTAGTTAAAGTTTTAGCTATACCCGGTTTAGCACATTCGACCCATGAGCCGGTACCGTCTCTATTATTTTCTCCTTCAAATTTTAAGTAGTAATCATCTTCCTCTGCCATTCTAGCATTAGCTATCTTAACTATATAACCATGTTTACACTGATTAGGTAAGTTTTGTACATCGTTTACAGAGCCTTGAAAGCATCGCATTAGATCCTCTTCAACAACCTCTATACTAAACGAGCTAGTACTGGAAAAGTATATACCCGGTCCTATAACTTTTGCACTAATACCACTAGGTAAGTTAGCTGTAATACCACCAAGAATAGTATCAGCAGTTACAGCTGTATCAGCATCAAAAGGTGTAGGAGCTGGTCGTATTAAACCATCCCCATTAGAAGACACAGTAGCATTAACTGCTGTGCTTTCTATTTCTGTTACAGTAACTTCTACATACGCTTGACCATCAGAAGTACTTGCAGCAGTAGCATGTTCTGGGTTAACTCGTACAACGTCACCAACTTCCCAACCTTCACCACCATGCAATAAGACACATTCTATATTATAACTACACCTATAGTTAGAACCATCAGGTCCGTTGGTACTAGCACTATAATTAGGGCTGACACCTTGCTGACCTAAAGCAGTTATACGAAATGTTAAGTTATCTCTACCTGTAGTTAGTGTAGTACCACTACTATTCTTTACATGTACTATATTACTTGAACTGGTATAACTACCAGCAGCTGTAGCAGCATAAACTTCTGTACCTATACCGGGACAATGTCCTGATCCATCTGTTTCATCAAAGCTATTCCCAGTAACTTTTATTTTAGTAGCTCGCTTAACAGTCGTAACAGTTGTACCATTGTTTATATTGATACCATACTGTCTACCATTTTCAGTACGCATTAATTCTACATATCCAAAATGAGCATCTGGTGTAGCATCCGTTGTTCCTGTTGTTCCAATAAGAGTATTAGCATTAGTAGTATCACGATTAGTAAGAAATGTTGTATCGTTAATCGTAAGTGTCTGTATATTTTCTGGTGTACTTGTAGCTAAGTAATTTGTTATAGCTGTCTGACCACCAGTTCCGTAAGCCGTAGTCATCTGTACACCATCACTACAACGCCAAACACGGATTTGACCATCGGCTGCGATTTGTCCTATGTATGATCCTTCTGTCTCATCACGAAAATAATGAAACCACGAACCACCACTCTGTACGTTAGCTAGAGGAGTTGTGCCGACTCTTTTAGCACCCGGTCTTTTAAATAGACCTTTAGTTATGTCTGGTATTGCGTTTGTTACCTCTTGTACCTGACCGGGAAATTTTAGCTGGTCAGGCTGCTCTGACATTCCTAGTGAGTATTGAGGGATAGTTTGTGTAATTGTTGTCATTATCTTCTAAGGTTTCTCCAAGGTTGATAGGTTTGATATACAGTCTCATCTTCAAATCCGAACATACTATGATCTCCTTGATTACAGTCATACTCCATAAGAGCTGCTCTAGAAAGTGCTTCTTGTTGGGCTAATAATTTAACAAGTTCTGGATTAGATACTAATTTTGTAGCAGCCATTCTGGATGCTCTATAAACTATATATCTTCTAAATATAATAGGTAGATCTTCAAAGTTATATAGTTTAACAACATCGAGATCAATACTAGCTATGCTTTCAAATTCGTCAGTATGATCTATTTTATCATATAAAAACCCATTACGACGTACAAAATCATAAGTTCTACGAGACTGATTATCATGATGATCTAAAGATAGTACATCGTTACCTATCTCTATCTTATGAGTAGTGGAATCAGGTGTATATTTTACATGTTTTTCTGTATTAAAATGCCACCCCTCTGCTTGCGTGTCTACGTTAGCATCACGGAGTAGATTATATATTAACGATATTTCTGGGTTATCAAAGTTAAGAGTGGTTAAGGGTGATTGTCCAATAGCCCCCAGTATATTGTTTACTGCGGACAGTTCGGTGTCGATGTCAATAGTTGTGGAAGCCATAAGAAAAAGGGGAGCCGAAGCTCCCGTATAAAAAAATAAAAATTAAGCGTTAGTTGGATAGTTGTCACCAAATGCAGCGTTACCTGTTGAAGCAGGAGCAGCACCAGCGAGTAATTCAACACAAGCAGCAGGGTTAAGGAAATCCGCACCCATAGCTAGTCTTCCAAGGATTACATCACCTTGATAAACAACTGAAACGTCACCTGAAGTTACCTGAACCTGTGGTCCGATAGCTTCTACAACACCAGCGGCTTCCTTCTGGAAGATAAGTCCGCAACTGTTAGCGAAGTCAGAATGGTTACCATAGTTATTGTTGATTCCAGTCTGGTTAGATCTAGCATCTTCTACACCATTAGCAGTTGTAGTGTCACCAACGAAGGAACCTACGTTTCCGGGTGATGTTACACCGGGATTTGTTGCAGATGCAGAACCATAGAGTGTACCATAGTTTCCGAAGAATGGGATATTCATTGACTTGAAGATCTTGATGCCTGCAATCTCAATGATTCCGTTTCCTGTTTGTAATGAGTCACCTTGCTCATCTCTGTTTACAAGACCGTTAGAACCAACAGCTTGGATTAGTTCGTAGTACTGTCTTGGGTTAAGAACACCAACTCTACCTTCAGTTGAAACTCCCTTCTCGTCTAGTGCAGCGGCAGCATCGTAGAAGCCGTTGATTAGACAGGTTGAATCGTAAGCTGCGGTAGCGTTAGTAACACCAGATCTAGTTAATTGGATCTGTGTACCACCGGGCTCAACGAAGTTAGCTTTGGAGATTGGTGAAGCAAGACGTGCACCTTTAGCGATAGCTCTGAAGATGAGTCTGTCGTACTTCTCAGCAAGAGCGTATCCAATCTTCTTGGAAATCTCTCCTCTTAAATCGTAATGAGAAAGTGTCTCATCCAATTCGTAGACAAATGCTGAACTGATTAATAGGTCATCGCATGTAATTGTCTTTTCAGCTACTGGAGGTGCTCCATCGGAGTTACCTAGTATGCTGTTACCGGGTGTATGAAACTCGGCTTTTGTGCGTCCAGTGTAGATGAACTGAAGACTCTTACCATTTTTAAGAGTTCTCTTCATTACAAGGTCTCTAGCGATTGTGTTACGCTGGAAGCCTTTGAACATCTCTCCACTGAACAACTTTAAATAGAGTGCACGTGGATCTGTTCCACCATTTAGTGCACCCGGGCGAGTTAGACTCGTTGTTAGGTCACTTGTTTGTTGTGCCATTGATATGGATTGTTAAAGATTTATATTGCTTTGTACAAATTTTTCTCGAGATTTTTTTGTGGTCTATCCCACCGTCTAGACGGCAAAAGGTATCCTGCGTACAGGGCTGATGCCAATTAAGAAGAGGTCCGACTCTGAGGTGCCTCTTCTCTGATATGATGTAGAACGTGTGACCATTCTATAAAAGTAAAAAGGACAAGGAGTCCGAAGACCCCTGCCCATAATGAATTAATTTTCACTTAACAAATTTTGTGTAAGCAATGCCACGATATACGTAAGTTACTTGCATTGTAATCTCCATATACCTAAGCCCCGTTCCATGCTTAGGAGTCATGCGTCCAGTTAAGGATGAACGGACGTGATTGCTATTCTCCTGTAAGAGCTTCCTCTAATGATTCGTACTCTTTTTCTTCAGTTTTCTTTTCAGGTTGTTTAGCTTCTGTTTCAGGTGAATAGTAAGTAACAAAAGCTTTAAGTTTTGAACTCTGTTGAGACATTATCCTAATGTAGGTGCTGTTAGTGCCACTTGTGTTGACTCAGCTGATGCTAAATCAAGTGGGAAGTTGTGAGCGTTACGTTCGTGCATAACTTCAAAGCCAAGGTTAGCCCTGTTCACTACATCAGCCCATGTTGGAACAACCTTTCCATTGCTGTCAACGATAGACTGGTTAAAGTTAAAACCGTTGAGGTTGAAAGCCATTGTACAGACTCCCATAGAGGTGAGCCATATGCCAACGACGGGCCAAGTAGCGAGAAAGAAATGTAAACTGCGGCTATTATTAAAAGAAGCATATTGAAATATTAATCTACCGAAGTAGCCATGAGCTGCAACGATGTTATAGGTCTCTTCATCCTGACCAAACTTGTAGCCATAGTTCTGAGATACATCTTCCGTTGTCTCTTTAATGAGTGAGGAAGTAACAAGACTTCCGTGCATAGCAGAGAAAAGAGAACCACCGAATACCCCAGCAACACCGAGCATATGGAACGGGTGCATAAGGATATTGTGTTCTGCTTGGAATACGAACATGAAGTTAAAAGTACCAGAAATACCAAGAGGCATACCATCACTGAAACTCCCTTGTCCGAAAGGGTAGACTAAGAAGACAGCTAGTGCCGCTGAGAGAGGAGCTGTGTAAGCTACAAAGATCCAAGGTCTCATTCCTAATCTGTAGGATAGTTCCCATTGTCTTCCTGCATAGGCTGCGACACCTATCAAAAAATGAAAGACAACAAGTTGATATGGTCCGCCATTGTATAGCCATTCGTCTAGGCTACCAGCTTCCCATATAGGGTAGAAGTGTAGTCCGATTGCATTAGAGCTTGGAACCACAGCTCCTGATATAATATTGTTCCCATATAATAAGGAGCCGGAAACAGGCTCACGTATGCCATCTATATCTACAGGCGGTGCTGCGATAAAGGCGAGTATAAAGCAAGTGGTAGCGGTTAGTAGGCAGGGTATCATAAGCACACCGAACCAACCTACATAGAGGCGGTTCTCGGTGCTAGTCACCCACTCACAAAACCTATCCCAGTTACTTGCTGATAGTTCTTTGTTGAGTTGTATGGTTGCCATTTAATTAGAAAGTAATTTTAGTTCCTAACTTTGTTCCCCAGTTATTGTCAGCATTCTCTACTTGTGCGAAAGATAGCTCACCATAAATGTCTAACTTACCTGTAACAGGTACATTAAGTCCTGTCTTACCTGACCAGTTAGAGTCAGAGTCTGCACCATCAGTAGAGTTGAGTGTCTTACCACCTTGTATGTAGTAAGCTAAGTCTTTGACTTTACCTTCGTAACCTACGTGGAAGTCTGTTGCTCTTGACTTGTAGTCAGAACCAGTGTAGCTAGCGTTAGACTCTATGTTAACATAAGGACGTGCTAGTACTGGAGATGTTAAAGTAGCTGCTACTGCAACTAAGATAAAATTTTTCATTAAAAAATTCCGGGTATAATTTGACCTGTAAAAATGTAAGCACCTAGTGCTGCGGAGAATCCTAGCATAGCTAGTCGTCCGTTTAATTCCTCAGCCTCGTGCCACTGATCGTTACTATGGTTATGATTTGTCATAAGTCTTGGGGGTGTTTCTGTTGGAAAAATATTTTGTTTACCGTATTCGGTAGTAATCATGAGTTCGTTTTGGGTAGTATACATATAGGCGAGGACGATACGATTCGGGTCGCCGCTATGATTACTAAGCTGGACGAGGACCTCTCTTTCTCATTTTCTCTAGCTTGGCTTTAGGAAGTTTAAGTCCGGGTATAGTTAGCTGTTCTTCTTTCATTTTAAACTGTTTACCCGGTGAACCTCCATCAGTTCCTAGAGTTGGATCATTTTTATCAACTCTTTTTAAAGGATCATACTTACTAGCCATTACTTTTTAGCTCCTTTTTTAACTAATTTCTTTGGTGGTCTTCCTACTTTAGTTCCGTAGGTTCCTTTTCCTTGCGGCATAATTTAAAACTCCACGTCTGATCGTTCTAGTTTTTCGATAACGTCTTGCCTATAGGCTGGGTCGGTATCATACCTCTTGTCACTCATTGCTCGAACAAGTTCTGCTTGACTGCGGTAGACATCTTTATTCTGTGGTGCATTCTTACCTGTAACCATTCTGCCTTCTACTCCGTTAGCATTATTATACTCTGACTTTAATCCAGATACAGCTAATTGTATAGCTTGTACACTACCTGTATTAACAACCTCATCGAATGCAGTTATTTGTTTTTGATCTAAGTTAGACTTAGCCCAGTTAATAATGTTAGAGTAAGCTGCGTCTCCTCCTGCTGAGTTCTTAATTTGGTTAATATCTGAGTCAGTTAATTCAGCTACTTGAACTTGTGAAGAAGGCTCAGTTTTTGACTGAACCTCCATGTATGCTTTGATTAGATCTTGAGAAGATAGAGAAGTAAACTTAGCCATGGTTTCATCTGACAACTTGTTGCCATTCTTGAAGTACTCATCACTAGCAGAGTTTATAAGAGTAGCGTGTTCGGAAAGTTCTGATTTCTCCTCAGACTTATCATCCTCTGCACTAACCTTCTCTGTATTTTCTGATTCCTCCTTGTTATCACCAAGCTTCTTCTGTAATTCTACATAAGCTTTTTCTAATTCTTGTGCATCTTTATATTTACCAGCCAGTAATGTCTCTTGACTTTGCTCTAACTCTTCACCAACTTTAAGGGATTCCTGTTCCGCCTCTGTTAGATTATCAGTTATAGTTTCAGTAGTAGTCTCTGGTTGATAAGTTAATGTTTCTGCCATTTATTCTTCCGGTGGTCCTTGTTGTAAATTTTGTATTGCTGCGGCTGCTTGTTCAGCTAACTCTGGATTCTTACTTGGGTCCATAAGTGGAGTGCCTGCAAGTTGTCCAGTCTGATCTACAAGTGATTGCTGTGCCTGTTCGCCCTGTACTTGTTCTCTAAGCTGTTGAAGCTGATCCTCTGTACGTACAAGATTTAAGACATCAATACCTTGAGCTGCTGCGAGCCTTTTAATAGCTTCACTAGGATCAATAAATTGAGTTAACGCTTCTGGTCCAAGGGTCTGAGCTACAGTACCTAAGAATCTAGTTAAAGCTTCGTTGTCTTGTCCTCTTCCTAATGAATTTATACCAGCTACTATCTTTGGTCTTACGACATCTTTAGGTAGTCTTGGTATTTGATTAGATCTTTGAAGTATTAACAAAGTTCTATTTAAGTATGGTACTAGAAACTCTACTGTTAATAGTGAGAAGATCCCACCCAAAGATTGTTCTAGTTCTAGCTGAGTAAGGCGTACCTCTTCAGCTGTAACCCTTTCAGCATTCCTAATGTTCATAACTAAGAAAGCTTCTAGGATTCTTCTTTCGATTGTTGCTGCTAAGTTTGCAGCTGTAGCAAAGTCTGCCGTCTTACCAACTTGCACGACTCCTACGTCTTCTGGTCTACCCTGTATGATGGCTCCGTTACCAGCTTTGGCAAGAGTTCCGGGTTTGGTTGTAGCGGATGGTGAGACAAGAAAGATAACTTTACTTGCTACACTTGAACCTTCTACAAGAGCTTGGGACAATCCGTTAAGACTTCTTAAGTCTCCAAGAAATTCCTCTACTCTACCTCTTCCGTAATCTTCTCCGTCTACTGTATTGAATCGAAGCACTAACCATGGTGAAGCTTTCTTCGGTGCTGAGCTGTGGCTACCCTCGAGGATCATATCATCAACCTCTTGATACCACTTCCAGTTACCGCTGCTATCATCCATCTTAACACAGGTGTATACCTCAGCGTCGTCTTCATCAGCACCATATTCGCCGTTTGGCTTTTCGTTAGGAGGAGGTGCTATCCCTAATACCTTACGACTTACTAATTCTTTAGTTATTATTTCAATAACATTACCGTTACCATCTCTATTTACTACGTATCTTTGTAGTGGATAATGTTTTAAACCATCCTTGCCCATAAATATAAGAGCATTACCAGATACAATAAGATGCTTTAACGCTTGATGTACTACAACTCTATCACTTGATGCGGCTATGTAGTCCATGATTAATCTTTCAATTTTGGAGAAAGATAAATCTAACTCAGTACGCATCAGAGGATCTAGAGTTTCACCAAGCTTATCATCTCTAACTTGTAGCTTAAAGAAGCTAGTTTGTGGGGGTAAGGTAGCTAGCATAAGCTTTGCGGATAGAGTAACTACCGCTTTGGCTCCGACTGATTGCCATGGTTGTAGCAATGTACGTTTGCCTTTATAGTTATCATCTTGAGTAACTAGATATGGTAGGGTAAGTTCAGAACATTCAACCGCTGTATCTAAGAACTGACTTCTACTAGATGATAGTTGATTATATCTTTCCTTAGCCTTTATCATGGTGTGTTAATTCCTCCAGCTCCTGTTCCGCCGCCAGTTCCGCCACCAGTATTAATGTTTATTTTTAAAGCATCTGTACCTGTTCTTTTTGCAGCACCTTTAACAGCTTTTTTAGTTTGTACTCCGTACTCTACTCCAGCTACGTCATCTGGATCTAATAACTCCTTCCTGCTTGGAAGTCTAGAAGCTTGTACTAAATCAGGTTGTCTAGGCTGTATTGGTTGTGGCGTGGACATCACTGTTGGAGGTTTTGATCTAAATGGACCTATGCACATAGTTTATTCCTCTAATATTGATTTAATATATTGTACCACTTCCTGTTGTCCAGAGCGATACATGATGGAGGCTAAATCCTCCTTGGGATGGATGGGATACCAAGCGAACTTGGCTTCCAAATCCTCTACTAATTTCTCTAGTTTATCTGAGTGGAAACTAAGCGTATTGAGGGAGGTTGGTGTTTGCATGTTCAAAAAATGCGGGCATACGAGCTGCTTTGGTGTCAGAAAATTGTGGGGCTTTACCCTGATACATTAACTGATCGCTCGCATCCGCCCAAAATTTTTTCGACAAATATTTATCAGTATTGTTTTCTGTTAGGGGTTGTAATACCCATTGTATAGTTGCTTTCCGAAGCTTATCCAAAGAAGGACTAGGAACAAGCCCCAACTCAGCACATACAAGACTATTTGTTGCAACGTGGATCTGTTCATCTCTGGAAATATCAGCTGATACTGTTCTAAGAGCAGCATCACCAAGAAAGCGAAACATAGGTAGTAGAACAAAGAATATAGCTCGTTCTGCAACCAAGGCTTTTGTAATAGTGTGATCAGGGTGTTGTATCCAAGCATCTCTGAGTCTTAACGCCTCCAGTTCAGCTTGAGGATCTGCACCGTGGGCGTCAACAATGAAACCCAAAGCGAGATCATGCTTGATCTCATCTTTAACGTTCGACTCAAGAAGTGTCCTCGCTGCTGACGGGACTGTCCTCTCCAAGCCTTGTGAAATAAATTCTCCAACTGGTAGCTCCATATGACGTATTGCGAGAGCACGCTTGATGGTTTCTTCAGCACCTTCTTTTATCTCCCCTTTCGTAGGTTGGACTGGTGTCCATGTTCTTTTTCTTTCTAGTAGTTGTGTGTAAGGATGTTTTCTCATTGTTCGCAGTCACATGTAATTTCTTTTTTATCATTTAATATATCCTCTAAGTAACTGTCAATGTCAGTGTCTGCTAAAGCTGCATAAGCATCAGACTTATCCTGAACATCACCCATTACTTGAAGGCTGTAGTACAAAGAGGTCTGTGGACTACAAAGCCACTCCTCTACAAAAGCTTCGTTATATGTTACAACATCACTCCAAGAGTTGAAGCTGTATCCATGAAGCAATCCTGTCCTATCGAGCATCGTCATGATTTCGTCTGCTACACGCTTGTATGCGTCCCATCCTACTTCACTTGCTATCTCAACGTCTCCGTAGCTCACTCTTTCAACTCCGAACTCTCCGGAATCTCTGTCTACGGTTCTTGCTATTGGTGGTGCTATCTCGGGTGTGCATACAAAGCCGTCTAGGTCTCTGCTGCGATAGCTACAACTGGCAGTGGGTGCAATAGCGAACGCCCTTACCATATCATTTTGTCTTGCAATCTGTGCTGCTTCAAAGATTGCTCTGTCTAATGCGACAGCTGCCATCCCTGCTTCATTACTAACAGAGAATCCTTTATTAACTTTACTTAAGGATTCTCCGAAGTCTTCGTAACTGATGTTGTATCTTCTGAGGAAGTTGGCAAGACCGAGCACTCCGAGCCCCACTTGTCTGTCCACTTCTGGGGTAAGGTATTCTCCAGATTCTCCAACACCTGTCCGGCCATGGAGATCACACAACTGGGA